ATTACACACAGCCCGCTCACGACTTGCTACATATCAAAATGCAGTAGGTCCTGTGTGGACTGAGAGTTTTATGCGAGTGTGGATTGGTGATGGTAATCAAATTAAACTTGCAGAAAAAGCCTTCAAACGTTATTTCAAAGATAAAATCTCAAGTGCAGAAGCAGGTCTCAGTGAATGGATCTGTGATGTTACACTAGATGAATTGCTAGACTATATTGATGAACTTAGAGAAGAACACTTCATAAAGTTTATTGATGCTCCTACGGAGTTCCTTCCACTAACTATGCCATTATGCGAAGACCTAGCCGAGTGGTATGCAGAAAATAAACCACTAGAAGATTAGTTCATAAATATCTTAAGAGGTGTTTATGAAAATACTAGTAACCGGGCACGAAGGCTTTATTGGCCGAAATATGTTAGCTTGGTGTCAAGCTGAAGAAGGCTGGCATGTCGATGGATACGAATGGCATCCAATAAATCGTCCAGATGTTAGTTCATATGATTGGGTAATACACTTAGGTGCTATTGCTGATATGACTTGTACTGATGTTGATGCTGTCCTTAAACAAAACTTAGAGTTCAGCCAATGGTTGTTTAACGAGTGTAATGAACACGGCGTTCATTTGCAATATGCTAGCTCGAGTAGTGTATATGGCGATTCAAAAGACTTTAGCGAAACGGCAACATGCCATCCGCAAACTCCTTATGCTTGGAGTAAATATCTATTCGATCGTTGGGTATTCCAACAAGATTTAAAAATTATGGTGCAGGGTTTCCGTTACTTTAATGTATACGGTAAGTATATGCATCTACGTGGTCGACGTGCTAATGCTATAGTCAAGTGGCGAAAGCAGGCACAGAAGGAAGGTAAAATAATCGTTTGGGAGAACGCAGAACATGTTAAGCGCGATTGGACTTGGGTTGGTGATGTGTGTCGTCTACATATTGATTTTATTAAAACAGTCAATGGGTCAGGAATCTGGAACTGCGGAGCAGGACTAGCACATAGCTTCTTAGATATAGCAGAAGAAATAGCAGAACAGGAAGGCGTTGAAATTGAGTTTGAACCTGTTCCACAACAAGAACTAGCCCGTTTCCGACATAAAACTTGTGCAGATTTAACGCATTTAAAGGCAACTGTGGGCAAGCGTAAATGGTTAAATGTATTTGAATACTTAAACCAATAAATACACTACCATGAGAGCAAACGAATTTATCAACGAAGCCAGCATAGGAACACACGCCAAACGTCCTAGTAGACCAGGTAGCCGTCCTAATCGCGGCCATGCTACAGAATCACGCTATAAAACTGTATGCAGTTTCTGCGGTGGAACGGATCATAGTTCCATAGACGAATCAGGCAAAGCATCACGTGCATTATGCACCAGCAGTAGACCTGACAAGGAACTAGGTGCAAGTAATCTAGCAAGTTGTAAAAGCCAAGGACTTCGTGCTCGTGATGGCGAAAAGAGCCATTTGATTGGACACGGTGGAAGTAGTGTTCGTATTACAGTTGGCGGTAAGAAGATTAAAGGTAAGAAATACGGTGGCCCATTGCCAGACTACGGAACACGCAAGGGACAGATATGAGATTCAGAGAATTCAGATTAGTTGAAGCAATGGCTCCTAATCCAGAGATTGTTAAACAGCAACAAGAACTTGTTAACAAAGGATACGATTTAGGACCTTACGGGCCTAAAGGTGATGGAGTAGATGGCATTGTAGGTCCATATACACGAGCCGCAATGGATGCGTTTGCCAAAGGCATTAGTCCTAAGGATGCTCCAAAACCAAACTTTGCAGATGTAGAAAAGTTTGATAAAGAAATTGGATTTGATACAGGTGATATCTCTAAACCAGTTAATGCAAAATCTGGAAGCCCATTTGGTCCTAGACATGGAGAAGCACATAACGGCACAGACTTTCCAGTACCAGTTGGAACGCCAGTAAAGGCTCCGCAAAGTGGTATCGTTTCAAGAACTGGATCTGATCGTATGAATGGTAATTTTGTTGTAGTTAAGTCAGGTAGCAATGAACACTTCTTATTACACTTGTCACAAATAAATGTAACAAATGGACAACGTGTGAATAAAGGCGAAGTTGTTGGACTATCAGGCAACACTGGACGTTCGACAGGCCCACACTTGCATTGGGAACTTCATGTAGCAGGTAGGCCAGTAGATCCAATGTCTAATATAGGATAAATTATGCGCTTCAAAGAATTTAATATTATAAATGAAGCATTTGATAGTCAAGTACTAGCAATGCAAAAAGAACTAAAAGCCGCGGGTGCGGATTTAGGAACATATGGTCCTAAGGGTGATGGTCTCGACGGACGATTAGGCCCTTATACAAGACGTGCCGCAGAAGCGCATCCAGAGATTGCCAGCAAGTATAAAGAAGTATTAAGTCGCCCTGACAGTATTGATGCACAAAAAGTCGATGTTAGTACTATTCAAGATCCAGACTTTAAGAAAAAATTAGAAAAGATAGCAGGCTTACTAGGCACAACTTCTCACGCACTATTAGCAGTGATGAAACAAGAGTCCGGTGTTAATCCTGCCATTCAAAATAAGAGTGGTGGAGCCACAGGACTAATACAGTTTATGCCAGATACTGCTAGACGTTTAGGTACTACTACTGACGAACTTAAAAACATGGACGGTGTACAACAACTAGACTATGTCTACAAATATTATAAAATGACTGGTGTAGGCGATGGCTCTGTTGGCGACTTATACATGGCAACATTTATGCCTAAGTACATTGGATACCCAGACGACCATGTGTTAGGTGCAGCCGGTGATCATGGATTTAGTGGAGCAGTCTATAGACAGAACAAAGGATTAGATCGCGATCACGATGGCAAGATTACAGTAGGTGACGTAAAAAAATCAGTACAGCGATTTGCTTAACTAAATATCTTCATGAATATAGTTGGCAATTTATTAATAGCACCACCCGCAGTCAAAGGCAACTTTTGGTATAAGACAGTTGTCCTTATCACAGAAAATCATAGTCAAGGCAGTGTAGGACTTGTACTAAACAAACGTAGTCAAATGTCAGTAAAAGAGTTTGGCGAACAACTAGGATATGAAATAGACGTTCCTGGTTTTGTTTATCTAGGCGGTCCTATCAATGTTAAAAGTCTTAGCTTCCTACACACAAATGAGTGGGTAAGTAAAAACACAATGCCTATCAACAATCACTTTAGTATTAGTAGTGCTGAAGATATATTGCCTAGAATGGCTATGGGCGATCGTCCCGAGCAATGGCGTTTATTCTTAGGAATGTGTGGTTGGGGACAAGGACAATTAGCCGGCGAAATCAAAGGCACTCCTCCTTGGAACAAAGAAACCAGTTGGTGTTTGGCAACAAGCGATGCTGAAATGGTTTTTGGTTCCGATAACAAAGATCAATGGTGCAATGCCCTAGATCGAAGCGGTTTAGAGTTCGCTCAAAGCATTTTGACTTAAATACAGTTTGAGTGTATAATATATACTTCATAGGTTGGGTCTGTAACACAATCGAAAGAGGTAAACAAAATGGCAGATACATTACTGCTTAATGCTGACGGCATGCCTGTAGGCTTGATGCCCCTAAGCACCTTAACTTGGCAAGATGCCATACGCTACATGGTTTTAGACAAAGCCGATGTAATGTTATGGCATGAAAATTGGGTAGTCCACTCAGCCAATTGGGAAACACAAGTTCCAAGTGTTATGATGTTGCGCGAATATATGAAACCAAAACATTCAGTTCGTTTCAGTCGCGGCAATGTATACCTACGAGATGCTGGACAATGTCAATACTGTTTAAAGTTTATTGACCGTAAAGACTCAACATTGGATCACGTAGTTCCAGTTTCAAAGGGTGGTAAAAGCACTTGGGAAAACTGTACTACTGCTTGTGGCCCATGCAATGCCGCAAAGAGCGACAAACAAAAAGGATGGAAACCTAAACTCAAACCTTACAAGCCAGACTTCTACGAACTTGTAAATAAGCGTAAGAAGC